AATGACGGGGCAATCAATTGAAGCACATCATTTTGTGCAATTGCATTTGGAATTTCTATCTTTAAGCAATCCCAACAAAGATGACGAAAATACGTCTTACCTGACAATGTTCGACCCTTTATGCACCACATATTTTGAGATGACTCAGCATAAACTCGATTTGTTGAATATCGTTTAAAGACATTTTCATTACGTTTATTCTTTGTTATGAAAACATCTTTAGCTTCATCTATGTTAATGATTAGCTTATTGCACTTTCTACAATAGAAATCGCTTTCATTGATATTATAGGATTTCCAATAATCCACTAATGTCTTATCACAATGTTCAAATATGGTATTCATGTATACATTATACACAAATTAAGGGGTGATACTACATTTAATGTACAATTGTGTCGCCCCTAAAAAACTGTCCGTGTCCCCACTGGCAACTGATGCATAATCTTGGGTGATTCCAAACATTTCAGTAAACCTTTTCTTGATGAACTGGCTTGCAGAAATATTGCAGAATTTTCCAGTCCGAGTGATGCTTTGGGCGATTGCTGCACTATATATAGGTGAGTGGTTTGTGCCAAACATGCCATAGACAGAGTTCAGCATGATCTTCAATGAATGCTGGTCTGCATCAAGATTTGCCACTTCAAGCTTAGTCTTCGCGATTTGGTCTTCTGGAATGTTGCCTTTGTACAGCTCAAGGTCAAGTGCTTGGCCTTTCTTCTTTGTAGACTTGCGCAATGCATAGAAATGCTTGCACCAAGCAGAGATCACACCTTGCTTGACACTATGCTTCAAGAAAAGTGTGTTGTTCCTTGTGTATATGCACTTTGTCTTGATGAGGTTCAAGACATCTTGGCGTGTCACTTGCTTGCGTTTTCCTCCATTTGCAGGATAAAGCCAAAGACTGTCAATTGTCTCATCATTCAAGTCAATGTACTCTTCTTTGTTGAATGCGGAGCGTTGAGATGCATTGTCAAACAAGACATCCATCTTTGACACTTTGCCAACATAGGTCTCAATTGAAATGTTCGCACATCTTATAGAAGAGGGATAGAGGGAATTAAAGTCCACGCACGCGATTCCTCCTCTATAGACGCCTTGGACCGGTGGAAACACAAATGCGCCTTCATATTCTTCTTTGACATTTGGCTTGTTGAGGTATGACTGGAATACGCGGTCCATCTTGTCGCGTGAGAATGCAATGAGAGACCCAGTAAGGTAGCCAATTGATGAGTAGATTGACCAATATGGGCAAAGGCCACGTCCTGCAACTTTTCTTGCAAGGTTGACCAGCTTCCTCTTCTCTTCAATCTTCACAAGTAGGTCAACATCTCGGACATTGTACTCATAGAACCGTTGCCAGTCTTTCATGTACAAGTCTTTCAAAGTCCCTTCATATTGGATCTTCTTGCCAAGCTCTTCATGCTCACCAACATTTGAGAGGTTGTATCCACCATCAAGGGCAGGCGCTATCAAAAACTTGTCTCTATATAGGACTAAGTCATCTGCAATGAACAAGCCTGAGATGTCAACTTCAATTTCTGCTCCAACATCTGCTCGTGCATTGGCATGGTTGACTTCTTTTATGCGATACTTTCCAACTGGGCTAAGTCGAGCAGCTGCAGTCTTGCCAAGTGTGTTCTCAATCCGCCTGACAATGTATGGCCAGTCATATGCTTTTCCATTCCATGAGACACTTACATCTGCATAGTTCTCTTCTGTCCATTGCAAGAAATGCTCAAGCATCTCTTCTTCATCATCATTGAACTTGTCAAACAGCACAAACTTGTCTTTGCTGTAGTCTTTCAATGGATCTTCCTTGAAGTCAACTTCTGCCTCTTGCAAGCTCCAAGTGTAGAACTTCTCAGTCAAGCTGTCATACACTGTAATCATGTTGATGCGGTTTGTTGCATCACTAGGGCGCACAAATGTTGATGACACCTCAGTCTCAATGTCAATGTACTGCACGCGAAGAGGCTGTGTGTTGAACGCTAGGTCAAGGCAGTCTTTGTAGAACATGTCTTGCAAAAACTCTTGCTCAGGCTTCAAGCATTCAACAATCCAAAGGCTGCTGCCAATGTCGTCAAGCCTCTGTTTCCGCTCATAGCTTGACTTGAAGTAGCGAGTCTCAACATAGTTGCCAAAGATGTCTTTCTCTTTGGTGTCATATTTGACTCTGTACTTAACGCATGATTTCCATGGAGCTATGAAGGTCTTTGGGTTTCCTGCTAAGTCATAGCCAAAAAGGACAATCCTTCCTTCACGATTGTGGTCTGTCATGTAGACAATGTTCCTGTATCCATTGCCGATATACTTCTTCCTCCACTCATCTTGTGGAACATCTGTCAAGTCTATTGCATTGTTGAAAACTGATTCGCTCATGTCAATATGATACACAGATAGAAAAAGCCAAAGAACAACTCTTTGACTTCAGACATCAACTTTGCGATATACATCATCTAAGTTCCAAAAGACAACATAGTTCAATTTGTTCTTCTTTGCTGCTTGTCTCTTCTTGACATCTCTAACTGTCCAAGTCTCAATTGCATTCAAGTAGTACTTAGTCCCTTTGTCTTTCCACTGCTGCAGCTTCTTCAAGTCTTCTTCATCATTTTCATTGAAGAAATGCCCACCATGTGTCCAGCTGAAGTTGCACTCAATGTACAAGCCTAATGATGGAATATAGAAGTCGCAGTTGAATGGGTAAGCTTCTGACCAATATTGGCGGATGACGTTGTCTTCTCCATATTTCTTGCATAGCATTTCATATACGGCGTCTTCTTGAGTCGACTTCTTGAATGTGCCATTTCTCTTCTTTGTGTCATGCTCTTTTTGCTTGCGTTGCTCATTGATAGACTTCATATAAGACTTGAACTTAGGAGTCTAGAATACAGTTGTGACATCTTCTCCATACTTCTTCTGGAAAGCGTGCTTCTTGTGCCATTTCACAATGCTTGACTTGTTTGCATCGTCAACGCCATACTTCTCAAATGCATGTTGCTTTCGAATTGCCAAAGTCTTCTCATCTTCCCATTTTCCACCATGCTTAGCTAGTCTTGTCTTGACCATTTGCTCTTCATTGTGCCAATTTGGATGATGGCCATGTTTGATGTTTGTTGCTGCTCTCTTCTACTGAGCTTTCTTCAAGAAGCTGGGATCTTCTTCAATGTGTTTTGCAACAGTTTCTTTTGCTTTCTTCTTAGCTGAATCTGGCATATATGTGCCATAACGCTCTTGTCGTGTGTTCTTGCTTCTTGTTGCTTTGTTGATGTAGTAGTTGCTGTCTTCTTCAAATGCCCTCTGGTGTCCCTCACTGACATGCTAAGCGAACAAAGGAGATGAACATCTGCATGTGTGTGAGCAATATGGCCTATAGCCTTTGAAGACATTCAAGAAATGCTTGCTAGAAAGATGCTTTCCACAATTGGCGCATTTTGGGAATTCCTTCAATCCATTCAAAATCCAATAGCATTTCTCTTTTGTCGCTAAGTGCTATGCAATTTCTGGAAGAACACCATTCAACCAGTCGAACAAATGTTTGTATTTTGGAATGTTGTTAGGCTCTCGTCTTCGGCCTTTTGCTTCGAGCATCTATTTGAAGCCACGTGGCTTAGCGTTCACTAAGTCTTCAAGCTCCTAGAAACAATTTGGATTTTGCTGTTGGTATGTGTTCATTTGATCTTATCACATATCATACGTCTTCTATGTGATAAGAGTCAAACACGATAGTGAAGCTATGGTGCACTTCATTTGGAGAGTTTGCATCAAGTGAAAGCTCATTGAATATCTTGATCCATGTGTTGTCGAAGACGAACTATATGATCTTCTTCTTGAATGGGCTCAACAAGTAGATTCGCAATGGAAGGTACTAAGCCGGAGTTATGCCTGTCGCTTCATCTGATGATACTGGGTTGATTGTTCCATTTATGTTAGATATCAATGCATACAGAGACCTGTAGTTCTGCCAATCTGCATCAACGATGTACTCAAGTGTCACTTCTTTTGTGCTTGGCATCAAGACTTTTCCAGGAATCTCTTTTTCATAACCCCTAAACGAGACAGTGTTGCTAGACTACATCAACTATGGAATGCTGAACTTTGTCAAATGAAGGTTCAAGTTCTTGTACTTCTTCCCTAAGACATCTTCCAAAGGATACATAGCAAACCATTTGTTTTCATTTGCATAGTTGGTCTCCATGTTGAATGTCTATGGAGAGACAGCATTTGCATTGTAGGCGTTGTCACTTGCATTTGCCTAGTTGCTCATTTCATATGGAGCAGTTATTGGAATTCCATCAGCCATGCCATTTGATATTTACACGTGTCAGATGAAGCTTGCATACTTTCCAGCAAACATCCTACCAGCAAGCTAGTCTTTCATTGAGATAAGCTTGCTTAGCATCTTCTTGTCAGATTTGCTCAACTCAACCTTAAGAGACCCTTCTGATGCATTAAGAATAGGCTCAATTATCTCTTCGCACCTGTTCTTGAACCTATTGAAGAACCGTGTCTTGAAAAATGACTTCAATGATGTTGGACTTGGCACCATGTCATTGTTGTCTGCAGTGAAATGCTTCAGCACTCTGTCATACCTAAGCGTCCATGCCATCTTCTTTGAGTCAAATTCTAAGATGTAGTCTTCACCATTTGTGTCACTGAATTTGCATTTAGCTAGCGCTTTCCCCTTTGTCAAAGTCTTCCAAAGCAAGTTTAGCCGTGGAATAGTGTAGTTGCGTGTCTTGTACAGCAAGTATGTTGCAATTATAAGCTCAATTGCATGCACTCCACCATATGAGACTAGTCGTTTCACTTTCTCTATTCCTGTCATATTGTCAAGCACATCAATGTCAGTAGTTCCAAGCCAAAACCAGTTTGATGCGTCAGCCAACCGGCCTTTTATCACATCCAAAGCGCGAGCAAACATGCCTTTGTCTAGTCCTTGCATAGCAATGACAAGCTCGGACCCTCCCTATGCTTTATGTGCACCTTCAATGTTTGAAAATGCATCTCCCATTTCCATTGCCATCGCTGCAGCTGAACTATTGCCATCTTTCTTAAGCTTGTCAATGATGATGTTTGTTGCTAAGACCGCATCTTCTTCTTTTATCCCTCGTGCAATGTATGATGCTTCTTTTGACAAGCGTGATGTTGACAATTTTTGTGCAATTGAGCCAAGTGTTGATGGCTCTAAACCTGCCATATGGTCCATATATGCTTCTTGAATGATGTCAGTTGGCTTCACATTCATGAACACACACCAATATCTTGCATCTGAGTCAAGAATGTTGTTGTCGGTCAAAATTGTAGCTTGAGCCTCATTTGTCTGCTTCATAGACTAAGTGTA